TGACCCTAACAGCTCCACAATGGCTCAACGAGTCGTACAGTATCAAGCTGTGCTACAGATGGCTCAGCAAGCGCCTCAGATATATGACCTACCACAACTACATCGACAGATGATTGAGGTGTTAGGTGTGAAGAACGCAGACAAACTTGTTCCTATAAGAGAAGACTCCAAGCCCGCCGATCCAGTCAGCGAGAACATGGATGCTCTGGTTGGCAAGCCGATACGGGCGTTTATCTACCAAGATCAGAAAGCGCATATTGCAACGCACACGTCGTTTATGCAGGACCCACAGGTTGCTCAGATGATTGGTCAAAACCCACAAGCTCAACAGATTATGGCATCGCTACAAGCGCATATCGCAGAGCATCTTGGGTTCCAGTATCGCCAGCAGATCGAAGAAAAACTTGGTGTGTCACTACCGCCTCCGGGGGGACAACTGCCAGAACAGATCGAAGTGGATTTGTCACGTCTGGTAGCCGAAGCGGGCGCTCAAGTTATGCAGGGGCATCAGCAAGAAGCTGCGCAGAAACAAGCGGAACAACAACAGCAAGACCCTGTCTTCCAGCAGAAACAGGCCGAGCTACAACTCAAGGGACAAGAAGTCCAACGCAAGGCAGCAAAAGATCAGCAAGAAGCGCAGATCAAACAAGCAGACTTGCAGCGTAGGGCGCAGAAAGATCAAGTTGATGCCTTGATTGGCGCTGAAAAGTTAAAGCTGGATCAACAAGAACTACAACTAGACGCCCAGAAAGAGGGTGTTCGCGTGGCGGCAAGTCGTCGCCAAGGAAATAACAAGCTCGATTTGGAGCTTGCGAAGATGATGGCTGACGAGCCTAAACGAGGTAAATAATGGCTAAAACCGTCTTTGACGTGCTTAAACAAAAACTCGACGAAGATATTTCGTCTGCAACTCAATTTCTTTCTGGGGGGTCTGCTAAAGACTTCGCGGGCTATAAAGAAATTGTTGGCTTAATTCGGGGTCTTGAAGCCAGCAAGCAGCACATTGAGGACCTCTCGCGTAACTATATGGAAGAAGAAGATGACTAATACTCAGACTATTGAAGTACCTGATGCGCCAAAAGAAAAAATGGGGGCGGAAACAAACCTAGATATTCTCCCCACCCCTACCAGACGCGAACCTAGTGATGAGGAATGGGAAGCACAAATGCCCAAGCCTTCTGGCTATCGTTTGTTAATAGCTTTACCTGATGTCGAAGAATATTATCACGACAGTGCCCTCCTTAAAACAACTACCCAGATGCACAAAGAGTACATCATGTCGATTATGGGTATTGTTATAGACATGGGTGCAGATGCCTATTCAGACAAAGATCGTTTTCCCGAAGGCCCTTGGTGTAAAGAGGGTGACTATGTGATGTTCCGTATGAACACAGGCACACGGTTTAAGGTTAACGGAAAAGAATTTAGATTGATGAACGATGATTCTGTGGAAGCTGTAATTCCCGATCCTCGTGGCGTCATGGCTGTATAGGAGATAACTCATGCCTTTTCAAAAAGTAGAATACGAGTTTCCTGAGGAGGAAACAAAAGAAAAACAAGACATCAAAGTGGAGGGTTCCAGTGCTATCGAAGTGGACATTGGAGGTAAGAAAGCTAAGGCCGCTGCTAAGAAATCTGAGCCTGTCGTTGAAAATGAAGTGGATACTGATGACGAGGAATATGAGGTTGAAGTGGTTGATGATACGCCCAAGGCTGATCGCAACCGTAAACCCTCTGATCCCCCAGAAGACATTACTGATGACGAGTTGGAAGACTATTCAGAGAAAGTGCGTAAACGGATACAGCATTTTAGCAAGGGCTATCACGACGAACGTCGCGCTAAAGAAGTGGCTTTTCGTGAACGTGAAGAGCTAGAAAGACTATCTCAACAACTTGTGGAAGAGAATAAAAAACTCAAATCCAACGTAAACAAGAACCAAACAGCCTTACTTGAGCAAGCTAAGCGCAGTGCAGTAACAGACTTAGAATCTGCTAAAAAGCAGTATAAGGAGGCGTATGAAGCTGGGGACTCAGATGGGGTCTTAAATGCGCAAGAAAGCCTAACAAATGCCAAGATTAAGGCTGAGAGGCTAAATAATTTCAAGTTACCAGCTTTACAAGAAGATGAAACTAATGTAAAAACGGCAACTGAAACCACCCCACCGCCAGTGGAGGTTGATAAACGGGCACAAGCGTGGCAAGACGCGAACGGCTGGTTCAACCAAGACGTAGAGATGACAAGTTACGCGCTGGGGTTGCATAATAAACTTGTCAACGAGGAGGGTATAAATCCTCGGAGCGATGAGTACTACGAGAGAATTGATTCTCGTATGCGGCAGTTATTCCCCGAGAATTTCGAGGGGGAGGAAGTAGAAAAGCCGAAGAAGCGATCAAATGTGGTTGCACCCGCTACGCGGAGCACTTCGCCTAGGAAGATTAGGCTAACGCAAACACAGTACCAGCTTTCTAAACGCTTAGGACTTACTCCCGAACAATACGCCAAACAGGTTGCACTAGATATGAGGAAACAATAATGGCTACGAACAGAATTGACCGTGAGTTAGAAACGCAAGAAAAAACGACCCATAAAAAGGCTTGGACGCGCCCCGAGGTGTTACCATCTCCAAATCCCGAGCCGGGTTATGTATTTCATTGGGTTCGTATCAGCACGCAAGGGAAAATAGATGCCACGAATGTATCCTCAAAATTAAGAGAAGGTTGGGAGCCTTGTAAAGCACAAGATCACCCCGAAATTACGATGGTAACTGTAGAGAATGAACGCTTTGCAGAGAACGTAGTAATTGGTGGTTTAATGTTATGTAAAGCTCCATCAGAGTTAGTTGAAGAACGGTCTAGTCACTACCAACAACAGACAGACGATCAGATGAACTCTGTAGACAATAGTCTCATGAAAGAGAACGATCCTCGTATGCCTCTGTTTAACCACAGACAAACGAAGGTTACTTTTGGAAACGGAAATTAAATTAAAATAGGATAGGATATTAACATGGCAACTTCTGCTATTCCTTATGGGCTGCGTCCCATAAACCGTATTGATGGTATGCCTTATGCTGGTGCGGTTCAATCGCTATTGATTGACCCTGCTGGAGAAGGTACTAACATTTTCTACGGTCAAGTCGTTATTATAGGTGCTGATGGCTATCTTGCTATCTCTACCGCTACTGGCGCAGACATCACTACTAATAACCTTGGTGGTTCCGCTGTGGGTGCTATTGGTGTTTTTGTTGGTTGTGAGTATATAAATACTCAGGGTCAATTCACTAACGATCAATATTACCCATCTGGCACTACTGGTGTTGTTACTGCTAAGGTCATTACTGACCCCGATGTAGTATTTCAAGCACAATTAGATGGTTCAGGTGCTCAAACAGTTTTAGGCAATAATACGTTTTTTGCTGCTGTGCAAAGCACGTCAACTGGATCAACAACGACTGGTAACTCTACTAGTGCGTTAGACGCGACTGTTCAAACAGCAGCAGCGGCTTTTCGTATTATTGGGTTTGCTTCTGGAGCTGACTCTACTATAGGCGATGCTTTTACAGATGTACTAGTTAAGTTTAACCCCAGCGCACATTCGTATACGAATAACGTTGGACTATAAGGAGTAGTATAACATGGCTATTTCACGCGCCCAGCTCCTTAAAGAGCTACTTCCCGGCCTAAACGCACTGTTTGGATTGGAATACGCAAAGTACGGCGAAGAGCACGCCCAAATTTTTGAAACAGAATCTTCAGATCGCTCGTTTGAGGAAGAAACTAAGCTATCCGGTTTCCAAGCTGCGCCTGTTAAGAACGAAGGCTCAGCCATCGAGTATGACAATGCTCAGGAAGCATGGAGTGCACGTTACGTTCACGAGACGATTGCGATGGGTTTCTCAATTACTGAGGAAGCTATTGAAGATAACTTGTATGACTCACTGTCTGCTCGTTATACGAAAGCATTGGCTCGTGCCATGGCGTACACTAAGCAAGTTAAAGCTGCGTCTATTTTGAATAATGGATTTGCTGCTGGCACCACTTACGGTGACGGACTGCCATTGCTCTCAACAGCGCATCCACTTGTTTCTGGTGGCACCAACTCGAATCGCCCAACTGTTGCGGCTGACCTTAACGAGACTTCTCTTGAAGCCGCCGTTATTGGTATTGCTGCTTGGACAGATGAGCGAGGATTGTTGATCGCTGCTCAGCCACGGAAGCTCATCATTCCACCAGCGTTGCAATTCGTTGCAACTCGTCTGTTGGACACTGATGGTCGTGTAGGTACTGCGGATAACGATATTAACGCTCTTCGCAACAACGGTTCTGTCCCTGAAGGATATTCCGTTAACCACTACCTCACAGACACCAATGCTTGGTTCTTGATGACTGATGTGCCGAACGGCCTGAAGCACTTTGTTCGTACCCCAATGTCTACATCTATGGATGCAGATTTTGACACGGGCAATTCGCGCTACAAGGCTCGTGAGCGTTATTCCTTCGGGGTTTCTGACCCGCTAGGAATTTACGGATCACCCGGTGCGTAATTAGTGTGGGGGGCAACTATTGCCCCCCATTACTTTTTGTGTTATAAGATACCAATCCCTGACAGTTACATCCCGTAACTGACTAACCCAAGACAGGAGATTAACATGGGTACTACTACTTTTTCTGGTCCTATTCGGGCTGGCAACATCCGTAACACTACCGGCACAACAGTAGGTTCAGACGTAGCAAACGTCGGATACGTTGTAATGTCTCAGCAGTACGTAGCTGACTTGTCTGGTGGCGCATTAGCCGCTGTAACCACTAATATCGTTATCCCCGCAAACTCTAAGATAGTTAACATCCTAGTTGACCTAGAAGTGGCAGCTAATGCTACTACCAATATCAGTGTTGGACAGGTAGGTGGTGGTGCAGCTACGTTCCTTAATGCTTTAGCTTCTGGCACTACTGTTGGGCTAAAGACTGTTACTACCCAAGGTGGTGGAACGCTAGCGTGGAAAGATACTGGTTCTTCTGACTTACGTCTCAATGTAACTGCCTCCGTAGCTACTACTGCGGGTAGCGCAGTAATTACTGTATTGTACGCACAGGCGTTTAATACTGCACTTCAACCGTAATAGAGAGGTGATAACATGGCTGCTAATTTAGTACGCGCATTTAACTTCTCGCAGGGTGACACTGCTGCTCTTGTTGGTCCAAACCGCTCCCGTATATTGGGTGTGTTGGTCAATGCCGCCGCCGCGTGTACGTTTCAATTGCGTAACGGTACCGCTGCTGGGGATATACTTTTGGACCTTACATTACCTGTAGGCTGGAACGAGGTTTATATACCCGCAGACGGTATATTGGCTAGTGACGGCTGTTTTGTTGCCGCACTTACTGGTTCTAGTAACGAAATAACTCTGATATTAGAGTAGGTTATGCGTTCTTACTATAGAAGCGGAGGCTCGGTTAAAAAGTCTGCCGCTTGGACTCGTAAGGAAGGTAAGAGTGAGTCTGGTGGTCTTAATCAGAAGGGTGTGGATAGTTACAAACGGGCAAATCCCGGCAGTAAATTAAAGACTGCGGTAACTACCAAACCTAGTAAACTGAAGAAAGGCTCCAAGGCTGCGAATAGACGTAAGTCTTTTTGCGCTCGCATGAAAGGAATGAAGAAGCGTAACACAAGTTCTAAGACGGCTAACGATCCGAACAGTCGTATTAATAAGAGCTTGCGGAAATGGAATTGTTGATGCCTGCAAAGTCTAAGAACCAACAGATGTTTATGGCAGCAGTAGCACATAACCCCAAATTCGCTAAGAAAGTTGGGGTACCTCAAGATATAGGAAAAGAGTTTATGAAAAAGAGCACTAAGAAAATGATGGGTGGCGGTATGACTGTTCCCGCTGGTGGGATGGGCGCTATGGGTGGAGCACCTATGTCTGAAGAAGAAAGGCGTAAACGCGCTATGATGGCTAAAATGGCTGCTGCCAGTGCCGCTCCTGCTCCCGCTGCTCCAAGCATGGGTATGAAAAAAGGCGGTCTGGCTAAACCATACAAAAAAGGCGGTAAAGCTCGCGGTTGCGGTCTGGCTAAGCAAGGTGTCCGTAAAGCCAAAATGGTAACAATGAAGGGCGCGTGAGATACTTACGTGCTTTAAAGGTAAGTAACCATGGCTACATCAGGCACTACAACATTTAACATGGACTTCACGGAGATCGCTGAAGAAGCGTGGGAACGTGCAGGACGCGAACTACGTTCTGGGTATGACCTTCGTACTGCTCGTCGGTCTATGAACTTGATGACTATCGAGTGGCAGAACCGTGGCATTAATATGTGGACAATAGAGCAAGGCTCTCTTGACCTCGCACAAGGGCAGTCAACGTACGCTTTACCCGATGATACTATTGACTTGATGGAACATCAAATACGTACAGATGCGGGTAGCACCTCGTTACAGTCCGACCTTACTATAAGTCGTATTAGTGTGAGCACTTACGCGTCTATCCCTAACAAGTTAACACAGGGTAGGCCAGTACAGCTTTTCATCCATAGGAATAGCGGGCAAACTTATCCTTTAGGAATCACACTAGCAGCTACTGTGTCTAGTACAGATACTACAGTTACTTTAAGTGGAGTTTCTGATCTACCACCCGCAGGTTTTGTAAAGATTGAAGATGAAATAATAAACTACGGTAGTATTGACGGTAACGTTTTACAAAACTGTTTTAGAGGACAGCAAGGTACAACAGCCGTTGCACATACAGTGGGTGGCGCTGCTATTACCGTGTATTGGGAACAAGTCCCTGCGGTTACTGTATGGCCTATTCCTGATGGTACGCAAAGCTATCAACTTGTATATTGGCGTATGCGTCGTATTGAAGACGCTGGTAATGGCGTACAGACCGCAGATATGAACTTTAGGTTCTTCCCTTGCTTGGTTGCAGGGCTAGCTTATTATATTGCTATGAAAGACCCACAGCTTATAGAGCGAGTGGGAATGCTAAAACAAATTTACGACGAACAATTTGCCCTAGCTGCGCAGGAGGATCGTGAAAAAACCTCCGCACGTTTTGTGCCTAAAATAGGTAGAATATAATATGGGGGATAGGTTTGCATCTGCTAAGAAAGCCATCGCTCTATGCGATGTTTGTGGGTTTGAATATAAACTTAAAGAGCTGCGCAACCTTATTACTAAAGGGCGGGACACAGACATTAAAGCCTGTCCCGAGTGTTGGAACCCAGATCAGCCGCAGAATAAATTAGGAGAATATCCTGTAAATGATCCGCAGGCTATACGAGACCCTAGAATAGATACAAGTATTGGAGAAGCTGGGCCATATAGCAGTAGAGACATCCAGTGGGGATGGAACCCTGTTGGTGGAGGAAGTGATCCATACGGATTAACTCCTAACACGTTACTTGGTACTACCTATTTGGGCCAAGTTACGATAAACATTACGTAGGAGTAGTAAAATGAACGTTTTTGGAATGAAAAAAGTCAAGGTTATAGAGAATAAAGGCGTGCAACCTTGTGAAGAGGCCCCTAAGCCCGATATGAAAGGCGTTAAAACCACAGGCATTAAAATGCGTGGTACAGGCGCAGCTACAAAAGGAACTATGGCTCGTGGGCCAATGGGGTAAGTTATGAACTATAGCGAGTTAAAAACAAATATTGAGAACATCACTGAGAACTCTTTCACTGATGCACAACTCGCTATGTTCACTGAACAAGCTGAACAGAAGATATATAACACTGTTCAAATTCCCGCATTACGCAGGAATGTGACTGGTACACTAAGTTCGGGTAATAAGTACCTCGGTGCTCCAGCAGATTTTCTCTATACATACAGCCTTGCGGTTGTAGATGGTAGCGGGGAGTATCATTTTCTGTTGAACAAAGATGTAAATTTTGTTAGGGAAGCATACCCTACGCCTACAGCGACAGGGTTGCCAAAGCATTATGCGTACTTTGACGACGACTCAATCATCCTCGGACCTACCCCTGACAGCGCTTACACAATGGAACTGCATTATGGGTATTACCCTGAGTCTATTGTTACAGCGGGTACTACATGGTTAGGTAATGAGTTTGATTCAGCGCTACTTAACGGGGCATTGATTGAGGCAATACGCTTTATGAAAGGCGAGCCTGATCTAGTGCAGTTTTATGAGCGTTTATATGTTCAATCGCTAAAACTGCTTAAAACTTTGGGGGATGGTAAACTTCGTGAAGATACATATCGCTCTGGGCAGTTTAGAATGAAAGTAGAATAGGAGATAAAAAATGGCGATTTCACAAGCGATGGTAACTTCCTTCAAGAAAGCACTTCTTGATGGAGAGATGGATTTTAGTTCCAATACATCTCAAGCGTTTAAAATAGCACTCTATACCAGTAGTGCTTCGTTAGGTGCGGCTACCACCGCGTATGCAACAACTAACGAAATATCAGGAACAAACTATACTGCGGGCGGTAACACGTTAACTGTTGTAGCCCCCGCAACGTCTGGTACTACCGCATTCCTAGATTTTGCAGATACTACGTGGTCTACAGCAACAATTACGGCACGTGGGGCACTTATTTATAAGTCTGGTAGCGGCGATCCTGCGGTTGCGGTACTTGATTTTGGGGCTGATAAGACAGCAACAGCGGGTGATTTTACTATCCAATTCCCCACCGCAGACGCTAGTAACGCTATAATTAGGCTTGCGTAGGGTGACTGAATGCCATCATCAACATCATATGTAGGATGGGGTTCTACCGCATGGGGCCAAGGCTCTTGGGGTACGGACCTAATTATTGTAAGTGTTGATGGGGTTCAAGCTACAGCTAATCTTGGTACTGCTAGTGTAGCGGCAGATGCAAACGTCGCGGTAACTGGAGTTGTCGGGACACCCGCTCTTGGTACTGTAACAATTAGCGGAGCTGCTATAGTTCAACCTTCGGGGTTACAAGCCACAACAGGGCTTGGGACAATTGTAGTTTCCGCCGCTGCTAATGTAGCAGTGACTGGAGTAATAACAACAGGTGCACTTGGTAGTGTAACTATAAGTGCACCTGTTGTTATTAAAGTAACAGGAGTCCACGGACAAGCAGAACTAGGTAATGTAATCGTTGCGGGTAACTTAAATGTAGCCGTAACGGGTGTAAATGCAGCAGGCGCAGTAGGTACAGTATTTATCTGGGGGGACATTAATGATAGTCAAAACCCCAATTGGCAAAATATTGCTGGCGCACAGGCACCAACTTGGGGAGACATTAATGATAGCCAAAACCCCATTTGGCAAAATATTGCTGGTGCACAAGCACCAACTTGGGGTAATGTTTCCACAGGACAGACTCCTAATTGGCAAGATATAGCCGCGTGAGGATTAAAAGATGACAACACAGTACACTTCGGTACTTAAATTAGCCCTTCCTGTCCAAGGGGAACTCAGTGGTACATGGGGTGATGTTGTAAACAACAATATTACTTCAATGATTGAGCAAGCAATTGTTGGGCGCACGGTCCTTAACACGTGGTCAAGCAATTCCCATACGCTAACTACTGCTGATGGTACAACCTCTGAATCGCGTTGTGCGATGCTAGAGTTCACTGATACAGGATCAAATCTTACTGGGGCAGCGACTATCGTATGCCCCACAGCAGCCAAAATTTATATTGCTAAGAATGCTTCAGGGCAAGCTGCTACGCTTAAAACAGCTAGTGGTTCGGGGATAGCTGTCCCCAATGGCAAAACAATGTTCCTTTTCTGTGACGGTACTAACGTCTTAGAAGGCGTTACAAACGTAGCATCGCTATCAGTTGGTGGGTACACAGTTTCTCTTGCGGGGACTTTGACTACCGCAGCGGCGTTTACAACGGCTGGAGCTAACGCACTCACACTAACAACTACAGGTGCAACTAACGTAACTTTACCTACGACAGGGACGTTATCTACTCTTGCGGGTACAGAAACGCTAACTAATAAGACGTTAACTAGCCCAACAATTACAGCTCCTACGATTACTGGTTCTATTACAGCTACTGACATTACGATTTCTGGCAATACCACGATTGGTAATGCTGCGGCGGATACATTGACTGTTAATAGTACCGTCACGTCAAATCTTATATTTTCTGATGCTACCTACGATATAGGCGCAACGGGTGCTACACGCCCACGTAATATCTTCTTATCAGGTAATGCTACAGTTGGGGGGAATATTACCCTAGCTGGTGGGATTGATGTTACAGGCGCTTTTGGTGTCGATGGTAACTTTGATGTAAATACTAATAAATTTAACGTCACCGCAGCAACAGGTAATACAACTATTGCAGGTACATTAGGTGTTACTGGAGTCCTAACGGGCGCTTCCTTAGACATCTCAGGCGATATAGACATTGACGGCACGGCTAACCTCGACATTGTAGACATCGACGGTGCTGTTCAGGCAGATGGTACTGTTACGGTAGGCGTAGACGACACCGGATATGACGTAAAGTTCTTCGGAGCCACTTCTGGGGCGTACATGCTTTGGGACGAGTCTGCGGATGATCTGAAGCTAGTAGGAGCGGCAGGCTTTACTGTTGCAGGCGATATAGACGTAGACGGCACAGCTAATTTAGACATCGTAGACATCGACGGTGCTGTGGACATGGCCTCTACGCTTACTGTTGCAGGAGTCCTAACG